CCAAGTGGTAGTCCAACAATTCAATATTTAAAAAAGAATTTTAAAGATAATTTATTTAAAAATTATCTTATTGTAGAACCATTTACTATAACTTCAGAATCACAAAAAGCAATGGGTTTTGGGTTAATTAATAGAGATGGTAGTCCAGGTGTTAAAGCTGTGTTAAATCTATTATTTAATGAGAGTATTTTAACATACTCTGGAGATGGTATTATAAAACCAATATATTATACAGCTGATGGAATAAACAAATACATACCAACAGATATTAACCCAACATTATTAAAGGAATTATGTTTAAATATTATAAACATTTTAAATAAAGCAAATAAAAAAACACAAGACCCGAATAATTCTTCTGGCCAAAATGCTTTAACAGACGAACAAAAAGCTCAAATACTTCTAAGTAGTGAAGAGGTTAATATACAAGCATATAAATACCTTAAAAATTTATTTGATAAATGGGTAAGCGGGGTTAATTTTAATAATGATAAAAGTGCTAAAGATGATGCTTTAAAATATAAATACATTGACACAAAAACATCATCAATAAATGGGCTGGTGACATATAATATGTCTAACTTTAAATTTATTGATAGATCTTATCACACTATTGGTGATAGATTTATAATTGATTATAATAAAATTGTTGATAGTTATTTAGGTATAAAAGAAAATGCATCGTTATATTCTTGCATAACAAATGTACTATCAAGTAATAATTTTTTATTCCTTCCAATGCCTAATTATCAATCATGGGATACAATAAAAGATTTTGCTAATATATTCCAACCAATTGCATATGAAAATACTGAAAAAAATGAAAATAACAAAGGAACTGCAACTTTTATTTGTATGTACACTGGTGAATTTTCAAAGAAATTAAATATTGGTCATAAAGAATATTATTATAGTGATGATGTGTTAAATTTAAACAAAGAAGAAAATATTGAACCTGATTTTAAAGACACAACAACCGAACAAACTAATGATGTTAATGCAGTTGAAATAACAAATGATGATTTAAAAAGTGAATGGGATACAGTACCAGCTTTTGCTGTTAGTTATGGTAAACAAAATCAGAGTTATTTTAAAAATATTACATTAACCCAGAACAACCCAGCAACAACTGAAGGTAGTGTGGCAACATTAAAAAACTTATTAGATAGAGCAGACAAAGATACATCTGTATACACAACATCACAAGATTTATATGCAATGTATAATCAATTTTCATATAATTGTAGTGTTGAAATGCTTGGTTGTCCACAAATTCAACCAATGATGTATTTTCAATTAAATAACATCCCAATGTGGAATGGAGCTTATTTGATATATAAAGTAAATCATTCTATAAGACCAGGGCATATGACAACAAACTTCGATGGAGTTAGAATGGCTAAAAATTACCCTAGGTTGGTTAATCCAGATATATTAACTTATGATGATATGAGAAC